TAAAATGTTAGCACAAAAACATTATACAGTTGAAAAAGTATTTAGAATTGTACAACCTGAAGCAAATTCTCAAGAAGAAAAAGAAGTAAGAATTAATATTAATATGTATAATGATTATGGCAAAGCTATTGGTAAATATAAAGATTATTCATCTGCAAGATTTGATGTAAGAATTATAGCAGGTGCAACGTTACCATTAAATAGATGGGCATTATTAGAAGAATATTTTAAATGGTATCAAGCAGGATTAATAGATGATATTGCAATGTTAGCTGAAACAGATATTAGAAACAAAGATAAAATTGTTGAAAGAAAATCAATGTTATCTCAAATGCAAAGTCAATTACAATCTGTACAAGAATTAATAAAAGATAAAGATGGAACGATAGAAACACTACAACGTCAATTAGTACAAGCAGGTATTAAAATGAAAGTAGGAGATGCATCAAATGAAATACGAAAAGATGTTCTTGAAACTGAAGCACAACAAAAACTTCTAAGAGGAATGTTAAAAGTTGAATTTCAGAAAATGAGAGACGAAATGAAAAACGACATGAAATCTACTAAACAAGATATTGTTCAAAACGAGCAATCTTAGTTATTGCATTTTAGATTTTATAGTTGCTAAATTAAAATAACCTTAAAATAGGAGAAAGTATGTCACAACAAGTAGGTAACGCTCAAGCAGCCCCCGAAAGTACAAACGTACAAGATGCAGTCATGAACGGCTCAAGTGATTTTTTTGAATCATTAGATAGAGAAGTAAATGGAGGCATATTAGACGAACCAACACAACCAACCTCGGTACAAAGCGATAACACGCAGTCGAGCCCTAATGTAGAAGTTCAGCCGCAAGATGACAACGAAGTCTTGCAAAAACGATATAGCGATTCAAGTAGAGAGGCTAAAAGACTCAATGGTAAACTAAAAGAAATTGAGCCTTATATGCCTATTCTAGACGCTATGCGTGAAGACCCTAATTTAATTTCTCATGTAAGAAATTATTTTGAGGGTGGAGGTCAGGCCCCACAATCAATGAATCAACAACTGAATCTTGATGAAGATTTTGTTTTTGACCCTGATGAAGCATTTCAAAAACCTGATTCCGATTCTGCAAAAGTAATGGGTGCTACAATCGATGGTATTGTACAGCGTCGTTTAAATAATACACTACAAGCTCAAAAAAGCGAAAATGCAAAAATGGCTAAAGAAGCTCAATTCAAACAAAAGATGAATATGTCTGATGAAGAATGGAGTACATTTACTGAATTTGCTAAAAGTAAGTCTTTAGAACTTGAAGATATATATTACTTAATGAATCGTAAGAACAGAGATAGTGAAATTGCTGATTCAACGAGACAAGAAATTCATGACAAGATGAGAGAAGTACAATCTCAACCTAGCACACTTGCAACACAAGGTAGTGTTTCTGTTGAAAAAAGTACAGACGATAATGTTTTTGATACCATTTTGGGTACTGGCGGCGAACTAGAAAAGGCTTTCAGTATATAAATTATATTGTTAGCCATTAACTCAAACTAAAGAGGTACAAAAATGGCTGATGTATTCGGCATGGAAACATACGGAGCGTCTCCTGACGCTGGGCATAGTGGTTCGGTAACCATTCCTAGCACAGGTGACCTCAGACGTAGATACAACTTTGGAGATAGAGTTTCTGAACTTTCAATAGCTCAAGACCCTTTTTTCAGATTTGTGTCTCAAGTCGCAAAAAAACCTACGGATGACCCTCAGTTCAAATTTACTGAACAGAGACATTCGTATCACAAAAGATACGCATATGTAATTGGATATAGCGCTGGTGGAGCAGATGTATTTACCGAAGCAGAATTAAAAACTGTTGGTAATGCAGCTCTCTCAACTTCAGCAGGCGATAAAGTAAAATTACATATGGCTACTGATTATAAATCAGGTGGTAATATTGGTGGTATTATTGGAAATTCAGATAACGACATTTTAGTCGGTGAGTCTGGAACACAACCAGCTTTCTTACTTCCAGATTCAGTAATAAAAGTAAACATGAGTTCTACTGATGCTGGTGGAATGACTGCGGGAGCTGCTGTAACATCTAATGATGTTGATGAGTATATGCTTGTTAAAATAGATACAGTTCATGCAAGTGAAAGTTCTTCTATAGCTTTTAGAGACCTTTCTGATGGAGCTGCAGAAGATGCGGGAGCTAGAACTGCTTATTATATTCCTGTAAGTGGAACTGTAATTAAACCAATATCTGCAACTACTTTTAAATATCTTGCAAGTTATTGTGGAGATGACCCTCTTGGAACTGTTTATAGCGCAAACATCGCTAATGTTCTAGAAGGTGCTAGAAGTTATGTTGTAGGTAATGCACATGCTCAAGGTTCAGGTTATCCAGAATCATGGAAAGACCAACCTTTCTCAAGTGCAACTGGTCTAACTCAAATCTTCAAAACTGCAATGGCAATGGATAATACTACAAGAGCAACTGTTCTTAAGTATGAACCAAATGAATTTGCAAGAATTTGGAGAACAAAGTTAATTGAACATAAATTCGATATTGAACAAGCATTATTATTCGGTTCTCAAGGAACAGTTGATGGTGTTCAGTATACAGAAGGCGCAGTTAGTTTCATTACTAATTACGGAAACATCTTTGATGGTTCTGGTATTGGTGGAACTGGTTCAAAGTCTCAAGATGACTTTCTTGATGATATGTCTCAATTCTTAGACCCTCGTTACAACAATGCAAACGCAACACTATTCATGTGTTCTACTGATACATACAATTGGATGCATAAACTAAGTGGATACTTTTCTGCTAACGTACAAAAAGTTGGCACACAAGAAAATGGTATTGGTCGTGCAGACTTTAGTATTGCAGGTAGAAAAAATGTCTATGGATTAGACGTTACTCAAGTGTTTACTCCTTATGGTGCAATGAATCTAGTAAGAAACATTCACTTGGATGGTACTTCAGTAAAGATACTTGCTATTAACATGGCTCAATGTGCTTACAGACCTTTGGTTGGTAACGGATTGAATCGTGATACAGCAGTATACGTTGGTGTTCAGACTCTTGAAAATAGTGGTGTTGACCGTAGGGTTGATTTAATTCAAACAGAAGCTGGTATGGAATGGCGTATGCCTGAAGCCCACGCTGTCTGGAAATAGGAGGTAATCATGGGAATCCCTTTATACGGACAAAACAAAGACGGCGCGATACTTAATCATTTCGCCGATGGATTAAAAGTTCTAGAGTTTGATATTGCTGTAGCTACTAGTGGAAATGCAGATAATGCTGATACTGGATTTGATTTTCCAGTTGCTTTTCTACCTATGTATAGTATAGCAAAAAATGATGGTTCTGTAGTCTTTGCTAGTAATGCTTGTGCATTAGATGCTGGGGGAACGGATATCACTGGTTCACTAAATGCTTTAGCAGCTGGTGCTTCAGTTTATCTAAATCTTTCTGGTAAAGCAGTAGCAACTTCCGCTGAAAACATCTTAATAGATGGTGGAAGTGGATTAGTTGTTGGCTCAAGTTCATCAGTTTTGAATGTAAGAATAGTTGGTATTGATTTATCAGCAGTTTCTTTAGATGACATTCAACAAATCTAGATAACCAATCTAAACAATATGTGGGGGATTTCGGTCCCCCATGTATAGGAAATAAAATATGGCAACATCAACAATAGCACTTGAAATACAAGATATAACAGGAGTAACAACTGCTGATGCAGACTTTATTGTATCTGCACAAAAATTTGTAGTAGCAAATGTTCCTAATAATTTATTAAAGTGGGCTTCTACTTTTACAAATCCTAGTAGTGATGGTGGAAATGCTAGTGGAAATATTGTAGTACCGATTGCTACAGATAGTATATTAAGTGTATCAAGAAATGGATTTGAAGCAAGAGAAGTATCAAGAGAAGATGCTCCTTTTATAGAAGCAAGTTCTGGAAGTTTAAAAGTAGCAACATCTAAATTTCCTAAGTATTATTTTGATAATGCAGTTACAGATAAAGGTTCTGTGATAATAGTTAAACCCACTCCCACTGATTCTGAAACAGCAAAAGCATTATACATAGACCACACTAAAGTCGATGATGACTCTGATTTAAGAAATATAGTTATTAATTATGCTTGTTTTAAAGAGTTTGCAAAATTAATGATGGCAGATGCTAGACAGGGAGATTTTAGTGCTAATAGTAGTAATATGGGAACAGAACATTGGATACGAGCAGAAGAAGATAGTGAAATGTTAATGGCAAGGATTCAAACAATACAAGCTCAATTAGGAGAACGTACACACTTTGGTCAAATGTCTCAACAACATTATAACTTAGCATTAGCAGAAATAAAATCTTATATAGAAAATAATCCTAAAACATTAGCAACTGCGATGGCAATGCAAGGAGCAAGATAATGACAGTCTTAGAATTAATGGAAAGAGCAGGTATTCAAAATGAAACACTTGCAATTGCATATATAAAAGATGCTCTTCATTTAATACAAAGTAATACAAAAGAAAAAATTAAAGTAAGTAAGCAAGATGTTTTAAATGCATCTGATAGTGATGATAATGTTTATAGATTACCTGCTGATTTAATTGCAATAGAAAATATAAGTATCTTAGATACTAGTGATAGTAGGTATAAAAGAATTAAAAGAATATCTAGTCAACCTCATTACTTACTTGAGGATACATCACCATGAGTAGTTATGTAGATAAAGAATTTTTTTACTACTTAAGAGGTAGGGAACTTTTACTTTATAAATTATTAGGAAGTAGAAACAGAACTAGAATAACTCAAACTGGTATTCTTCAATCTTATCATAATGAATTAATGTATCCAGATGAAGATATTGAAAATGGATTAAGAATAGAATATACTGCATTAAATGAACCATTTGTTGCAGAAGCAATAGAAGATACTTCATCTAAAGTTTCTGGTATTACAATAGCATTTGTAATTGGTGGTGCTGGACAACCTGATACAATTACAGATAGCGCAAGTGGATTTGATTTTGCAGATGGAGATAAAATAAGAGTCCAAGGTTCTACTAGTAATGATGGTGATTATACATTAAATGGTACTGTTAATTCTAGTATACTAAGTGTAAATGCTGGAACATTTACAGTGGAAACAGCAGGTCAAAGAATTACTATAACACAAATACCAAAAGAAGTAACATCTCCTGATAGTACATCTAGTATTAATCTTAATAAAATGTTATGTCTAGCAGTAGTAGATTATGTAAAAGCAATGATATCTGAAGAAAGAGGAGAAATTGATAAAAAAGAATACTACATAAAAGAATTTTATAGTAAATTAGCAGACAATGAAAGCAATAAGAGAATAATATCTTCTGCTTTCCCAATCTCTCCTTTTGCGGTGAGATAAAAATTAATTGCCTTAGTGGCGGTGGAGGTGGATAAATAGGAGTAAGTTATGGCAGATAATTTACGAAAGTTCACGACTCAAGAGGTCCTAAATAAAGTATACACAGATTCCTCTGGTATAACAATAGGATTAAATTCACAATCTTCAAAAGAAACATTAAACGCAGTATTAGATAGTTCTAATAATAGGTTACAAGTAGCAATGGCAGGTGGTACAATATCTGGTGACGTTACTATAAGTGGTGACTTAACTGTAGAGGGAGATGGTGTTCTTAATATAAGCGAAACAATTCAAGGTAAGTTAAAAGTAGTTGAAGGAGCTGGAACTTTACCATCAGGTGTAGGCACAACAACTGGAGACCTTATTATTGCTCAAAATAATGACACTACTACTGACATAGCCGCAATATACGCTATTGCTGGTAATGCAGGTAGTTCACATTTTGTTTTTGGAGATACTGATAGTAAAAATCCGGGCAGAGTTTCATACGACCATAGTGACAATAGTATGGATTTAGTAACTAATGCAACTGTAAGAATGACTATCACTTCAGCAGGACTGGTCAGCATAGGCACAGACTCGCCTAGAGTATTTACAGAAATAAAAGGTGCAAGTACCACAAATCCAGCAAATGGTACTGGTGGTAAACAAGTATTACAAGTTAATGATACAACAAGCTATGCATTAGGAGTCGGTGGAGGTATTGGACTTGGTGGAGTATTTCATAATAATGGTTCTGATACAATTTTTGGCGAAATTAGAGGTATAAAAGAAAATGGAACAGATGGTAATTATGCTAGTGCTTTGACATTTTCAACTAGAGAAAATAATGCAAGTATTACTGAAAGAATGCGTATCACTTCAGCAGGTCGAGTTATATTAAATGCATCACCCGCAGACCATTCAGCAGCTCCTACACTAGCATTTGGAGATGGTGATACTGGATTCTATGAAGACTCTGATGATGTTTTTAGATTAGCAATAGCTGGTCAGCTTAGATGGACATTTGGTTCAACAGAAACTACTAATTCTAGCAATGTAAGAATTTTAACCGAAACATCAAGTGCTACTAATCCAGTATTTATTGCTAATGGTTCTTATGATGATGGTGTTGGTGGAGCTGTTAATACAGTCGCATTAATTACTAATTCAACTGCAAAATTAATAGTAGATGACAACTCTCGCATTAGTCTTAGTAATAATGATAGTGGTGATGATAATACAATTTTAGGTTATAATGCTGGTAGATTATTAGCTAGTGGTGGCGATGACAATGTAATTATAGGTCACGAAGCAGTAGCAGGTGGAACTGGAAGCACTGGCTTTGGTGGTACATTAAATGTTTTTATGGGATATAGAGCTGGTTATAATCAAGAACAAGCAACTCATAGAAGTGTTGTAATTGGAGCTAATGCTGGAGATGCATCTCAAGGTGGATATATAGATTCAGTTTTTATAGGTTATAATTCTGGAGGAGCAGTTACAACTGGTGATAATAATGTAGCAATAGGTTCAGGTGCAGGAGGTGGAATTACAACAGAAGCAAATGTTGTTGCAATTGGTTTTGGATCGTATGCAACTCAAGATGCTTCTAATGATGCTGAAGGTAGTTCAGGACACGGTAGTGGTAATATTGCGATAGGTTATCAATCAATGACAACTTTTAATCACGATGATTTTTTAAGAAATACTGCTATTGGATTTCAAACAATGTCAGCTGGTACAAGTGATGCTGCTCAAGATAATTCAGCTTTTGGATATAGAGCATTACAAAGGGTAACAACTGGCACTACCAATACTGCAATAGGTTCGTATGCTATGGATGCAACAACAACTTCGTCTAATAATGTTGCAGTCGGTGTAAGTGCTTTAGGAGCAGCAGTTGATAGTTGTCAATCTAATGTAGCTGTTGGTGTTCAAGCATCACAAAGTTTAACAGTTGGTACAAATTCAGGAGCTGGTACAAATTCAGTAAATGGTAATGTTTCTCTTGGATATAACGCTTTTGGCTCAGCCTCTTTAGGTACTTTTAATGACTCAACTGATAGAGCTATTTCAGGAAATATTGCAATAGGAAAAAATGCATTAGATTCTACAGCAGGTAATCCTCAAACTGGTACGATTGCGATTGGACACGAAGCCCTTACCGCTCTTACTTCAGGTAGTAAGAATACAGCTATTGGTTATCAAGCAGCGATGGAACTTGAAAATAATAACAATAATACTGTTATTGGTTATAACGCAATGTATCGTTCAGGTGCTACAGTCTATTATAACACATTTATTGGAGCTGAATCTGGTAGTGGAGATTGGTCAGGAGGAGCTTATTCTAATACCGCTGTTGGTGCTAGTACTATGACTGGTGTAATGACAGCAGCTGCTATTGATAATGTTGCGATAGGGAGAGATACATTAACTGCTCTTACTTCAGGGGCAAGTAATACTGCTGTAGGTAGAGGAGCTGGTCAGACTTTAACTAATGCTCCTAATACTACTTATATTGGTAAGGATGCTGGGAAATTTGCAACAGGAGCTAATAATGTAGTTGTAGGTGCTTTTGCTTTTGATACAAGTGGAAATTCAGGTACACATAATGTTGCGATAGGAACAAATGCAATGTCAAATTCTACAGGAGCCGTTAATCATTGTGTAGCAATAGGAGAAGGTGCATTAGCAGGAAGTTTAGTCGCTACTGGGGATGACCCAAGTGGAGCAGTAGGTGTAGGTTATCAAGCTGGTGTTAGTGTAGCATCAGCTATAGGTTTTACTGGATTAGGTTATCAAGCTGGTTATAATAATAATGGAGCTGATAAAGCAACCTTTGTTGGGTTTCGAGCTGGTTTTTCAGGTGCTTTTAATCATAATAACACTTATGTAGGATATAAGACAGGATATGGTGCAAGTAGTGGTGGTGAAGCTAATAGTGGACTTGGAGTAGAAGCCTTAACTAATGTAAATGGTGCAGTTGGTAATGTTGCTTTAGGATGGAAAGCTGGTAATATAATCACAAGCGGAGACTATAATACATTAATCGGATATGATGCCGATGTGGATGCAGCTACTGATTCTTATCAAGTAAAAATTGGTTCTCACGGAATTATAAAATATAAAACTGCTAGAGTAACATTAGATAATTCATATACAGGAACACCAGCAGATGGTGATGCAGCTCACACAAATGCTTTATTTAATATTCCATCGTATTCTTATATTCAAAAAATAACTGTTAAAGTGATAACATTGAGTGCAAATTCAGATGCTTCTTTTCATATTTGTAGGTCAGCAACTCTTAATACTGCTAGTGGAACTGCATTAGGTACACCTGTTGAGATATTGGGAGCAGATGGTTCTACAAGCAACTGGGTATTAAGAAGTTCAGGTGCTCAAACTGCAGCATCTAATATTGACGCTGGTTCAGGAGGGGTAGTTAATTCAACTTGGATTTCTATTAATAAACACGCAAATAGTTCGTTGGGATGGATTCCAGATGCAAATAGTGGGACAGGACATGGAATTTATGTAACACACTCAGGTGCTAATACTGCTAGTGATGGTGGAGCAGATGCGGTGCTTGATATAATGGTAGAATATTATTAAAAATTTTTAACTAACAAACAAAGGAGCTAAATAATGGCTAAAAAAGAAAAAGAACAAAAGCCTGTTTTAACTTTCGATGACAAAGAGTACGTAATCGAGGATATGACAGATGAACAAAAAGCATTACTTAACCACATTAATGACTTACAAAATAAGATGAACTCAATGCAGTTTAACTTAGACCAGTTAAGTGTTGGTAAGGATGCGTTCATAAGTAAACTTCGAGAAGCTCTTGAAGAAAAACCTGAAGCAGAGGAATCTGAAGAGTAGGTTATGATTATAAGGAAGTGTAGTCAAGGTCATCGAATTAGGTTACATCGTAACACGACTCCTAATGCTGTACGTACTAAAACGTATGCTGATGGGACTGTCGAGACTTTGACTTACCCTTCTGGTGGTTATGATTATTTTGTAGAGATTGATGGTGAAGTTGTAAAGCGTTCAGATAGTTTTAAAACAATAGAGGAATACTACGTATCTAAATGTGAAGATAATTGCGATTATAGTCATGGAAGAATAATAGTAGGTAAACATCAAGTAATAGGTGGTATTGCTACATTACAATCTGAGTTTCCTGATGAATCAAATACTAAAGCAGAAATAAAAGCGTGGTACGATATGAGAAGTATTACGTATAGTGATAGCGAAACTAAAGCAGAATTGTTATCAAGAATTGTAGAAAACTTTGGTGCAAAACATATAAAGAAATGACATTAGCAGAAATATATAGCAAACAAAATAATCTTGAAAAAAAAGAAGAACAACCTTCTTCTAAAAAAGAATTGGTTATACATATGCCAGAAGTAGCAATGCTTATTAAACATTTAGATTTATTATATACTAAAATGTTAATGCAAGATGAAACAAAAGAAGTTAGTTGGTTTAATAATGGACAAGGAATTAAACAATCAGAAAGTGTTAATTAAATGAAAAATCCTTTAGCAACATTTTATTCATGGCAAGTTAGTTCAGGAGCATTAGATGGGTGGACATCCTATCATTTAGCAGCTGGATTATTTATAGCAAAAGTAGCACAATGGTTAGGTGCATCAGATTTATGGGCGGTCTTATGGGTACTTATAATAGGTATTGCGTGGGAAATATTTGAAGTGTACGTTGAAGGTACAGAAGAAACATATGGTACAAAACAAAGATGGGCAATTAATACTGCATCAGATATATTTGTTGAAGTAGCAGCTGCTTGGTGGATGGTATTGTGAAAAAAGATTATTCAGACATAATGAAAATAATAATTTTTATGGGATTGTTTTTTTTACTCTTTATATTTATGGCTTGTGATAGTGGATGGTCAATAGCTGGATATGAGGTATGAGTGATGAGAAAACGTACAGGTCGGTCGGTATGGCAAAGATTGATGATAACTTTCGTATCAGTCTTAACATTAAGTGGCTTGGTCAAATTATTGTCGGAGTTAGTATTATTGTCATGGGATACTTACGTATTGAAAACAGAATTGGCGAACTTGAACGAAGAGTTGAACTTGCTGATACCAACATTGAAGACCTTGTAAGTAAGCACATAGAAGAAGAAGATAAAAAAATAACACAAATGCAAGAACAATTAGAATGGTATCAAACAGAATTAAATTTAAACCCTTTAAGTTGGGGAAAGAAAAAAAGGAAAAGAAAGTAATCTTAACTGAAGATGACTTTAATCATAACTATTTTATTAACAGGGAACTACGAAGAGTCCGATGAAAAAAATCCCATATTATTGCATATTTTGTAATAAACCAAAAGGGGAAATATATCTTGGAGTCTGCGAAAAGTGTATTAAACAAGAAAAAGAATAATAATGAACTTCATGGAGATTTACAGCGAAGCGGGTATGATAGGTGTCGTAGGGGCTTTATTAGTGTACTTAGTATACTCAATGAGCAAAAGAGGAAACGAGCAAGCCAACGCAATAGAAGAATTAAAGATAGAAAACAAGGGACAGAGTGAAACACTTGAAAATATGGAAGGTATGGTTATAAAATTAATAGATAGATGGAATAAGTCTGATGAAAAATTAGATAGAAAATTTGATGACTTAACCAAAGAAATAAACGACTTAGATAATCAGGTATCTGAAATCAAAGGAGTTATAAGCAGATTAAACGGAAAACACTAATGAAATTAAATACAAATATATCAATAGAAAACATTATAACAATCATTGCTTTAATTTGTTCTGTAACATTAGCATTTGGATTTATGAAATATGATGTTGATTTATTAAAAGAAGAATTAGAATTAAAAGCAGATAAGAGAGAAGTAATTGCCGATAGGGAACTTATTGCTTATAAACTTGATGTAATTATGCAAGATATTGCAGAAATAAAAGAAACACTAAAGGAGAATAAATAATGGAATGGTTATCGTTAAGTAACGCAGCATATTTGGCTGCTATTTTAATTGGTGGTTACATGAGTGTAGTTGCTGTAAAGTGGAGACCTATCTTAAAAGAATTTAAAGAAGTAGCTGAAAGATATAATGAAGCTATGAAAGATGGTAAACTTAGTGCAAAAGAAAAGCAAGAGATTGCAAAAGAATGTATGGACATCTTATCTGTAGCAATTAGAATGGTATGGGGTAAATAATGCCTTCACAAAAAGCTAAGAAAGAAAAGAAAAAAGAAGAACCTGTAATTGAAGTTGATGAAACAATGATACTTGTTTTAGATAAACTAAGTGAACTAGAAGAAAGACTACAAAAAGTAGAAAGTCGAATGGGATTATAATGGCTCGTAAACAAGGTAATATGCCTGCTAAAAATAAAAAGAACTTTCGGTCCACTAAATCTGGAGCTGGAATGACACGAGCAGGTGTAGCAGCTTATAGACGAATGAACCCAGGTTCTAAGTTAAAGACAGCAGTAACTGGTAAAGTAAAAGCTGGTAGTAAGTCAGCAAAACGAAGAAGTAGTTATTGCAGTAGGTCAGCAGGTCAAATGAAAATGCATAACATTAGTTGTTCAAAAACTCCTGATAAAAGGATTTGTGCAGCTAGAAGAAGATGGAAGTGTTAATATGTCAAAAAAAGATGCGTGTTATTTTAAAGTAAAAGCAAGATACAAAGTATGGCCTTCAGCATATGCTTCAGGAGCATTAAGTAAATGCAGAAAAGTTGGAGCAGCTAATTGGGGTAACTCTAGTAAAAAAGGTAAAAAGTGATGAATAAAAAAGTAAAAGCACCAAAAGGTTATCATTGGATGAAATCTGGTAGAGGTGTAAAATTAATGAAAAATCCAAGAGGTGGATACAAAGCACATAAAGGTGCTAGTCTTACTGCTTCATTTAAAGTACAAATGATTCCTCATAGAAAAAAGAAGTAATGGCTAAAGAAGGATTAAGAAAATGGTTTTCTCGCAATCAAGGTAAAGGTTGGGTAGATTGTAAAACTGGAAAACCATGTGGAAGACGTAAAGGTGAAAAACGAAAATCATACCCAGCATGCAGACCTACAATGGCTCAATGTACTTCTGCAATGAAAAAGAAAACGAGCAGTAAACGTATAAGTTGGAAATAGGAGTATATTATGCCAATGGGTAAAGGAACATATGGGTCTAAAAAAGGAAGACCTAAAAAAAGTAAACGATGTGGATTTGGAAAAATATCTGATGGAAAAGGCAATTGTCGTAAGATGACAGCAAAAGAAAAAAGATACCTTAAAGAAAGCACAATAGTACATGGAGCTGGAGGAGCTCATGTAGGAGGTCTGGCAGGTAAGGAATCAGGAAAGAAATCGCAAAGAAAAGGGTCTGTTGCAGGTGCTGTTGCAGGTGCTATCGCAGGTTATAGGTCTGGTAAAAAAGCACTTAAAAATAAAAATCGTCATGCTACTACAAAAATGAAAGGTTATCCAAAAGGAAATACTAGAGCTTTTAGTTACAAAAAGAAAAAGAAAAAATAATGCCTGATGTTATAGGATTAGCAGATGTATCTAGTAAAGATACAGGCCGTGGTAGTTCTTTAAAAACTGGAGGCATGCGTAGAACATATAATAAAGGAAAAAAGAAAATGCCAAATAAAATGAAATGTAAAACTGGATGGAAATCTATGGGATACAAAAGCATGAGTGATTGTATGTCATATGGTAAAAAAAAAGTTGGTGACTTAGACAAAGATGGCAAAATGTCTTCTTATGAAAGTAAAAGGTCAGCAGCTATACAAAAAGCAATGAAAGGAAGAAAGTAATGCCAAGTAAAGCAAAGTGCAAAGTAGGTTGGAAAGCTATGGGTTATAAATCTATGTCCGATTGTGCAAGTTATGGTAAAAAGAAAATGACTCAAAAGCCAGATACTAGTGTAAAAGAAGAAGGTGCTAAAAGAGGAAAAGATAGAGCTATAGCTGCTAACTCAAGAATGAAAAAACGATTAGCTAAAGAACGTAGTAGTTACTAATGAAAATAGATGTAGATTTATTTGCAGACGATACAGGCTTTGGTGACACAGTCGGTAGAGCAATCAATGTAGTTACTAGAGGAAAAATAAAGGAGTGTGGAGGATGCAAGAAAAGAAAAGCGTTACTAAACAGGATGATACCTTACAGGAAATAGCAAGAGGTGGAGGCCGTATATCTGGTAAAGAAGGAGGTCTTAGATTAGATGTTTTTAAACATGATGAAATAGCTTATACTAATGGTACAGACTTTAGTACAGAAGATTGTACTGTTTGTGAACTTCCTGAAAATGCTCAAAGATACATAGTAGAAGATATAGAATACGAAGATTCTAGAGGCAGATAGTGCCTAAACAAACTTTTAAAATAGAAAGTTTTCATGGAGGACTTAATAGTAATTCTGACCCTAGAGATATAAGAGATGATGAATCTGCTTCTTTAAAAGATGTTGCCATAGATTCTGTTGGCAAAATAAAGACACTAGGTAGTGTAGACAGTGGAGTTAATGATTCTAATACAGTTGCTATTATTAAAAATAGAGGTTTGTTTACTATGTCTAGCGATAGACAATTAGATGGAGGAGTTGCAGATGAAACACTTATATTTTTATATGATGATGGTGGAGACACTATAGATGTAAAAGATAGTGAAGGGTGGGATACTGCTAAAATAAATATGGGTGGTAATACAATTCCAATTTATTATACTGCTGATGGAGTTGTAAGAGTTTCTGATATAGCTTTAGTACAAAATAGTCAATGGTTTGGATATATTATTGATGAAAGATTTGATGGATTAAATGCAGATTCTGGTTCTATTGAGTGGTATAATATAGAACAATCACTAGCAACTCCAACATTAGGTCATTGTTTAATATCGACTCCAATTGTAGGAACTGATAGCAATGGAATATTTTCTGACAACGCTGAATATAAAGGCAATGTTATAAATGATGGTGGGAGTGGCGATGTAGTAGACCATAGCGCAGTTAATCTTAGAGTTGGTGTTCAATTTAATGAATTAATAATATCTGGACACGCTCAATGGGATGATAATATAGTAAATTGTGCAGACCCATCTAGTGATTCATCAGATATATATCCATGCATAGGAAATGCTACTACTCAAATTGTAGGAGATACAGGAGTAACAGCAGTTTCATCATCAATTACAGTTGGTGGATTAAGTTTTACACTTGGAGAAGACGAATCTTTAATAGTATCATTATTTTTAAAAACTTCTGATTATGAAAATTTTACTTCTTTTAGAATAGCTGTAAGTAATATACAATGGATATTTGGAAAAGAACAAGTAAAACCAAATATGTGGAATTTATTAGTTTGTTCTTTTGACAATGTTTCGTTAGTCGCAGGGGGTGAAACATTTGCTGATTTAAGTGAAAGTCAAAATAGTATTTTATTTTTAATGCGTGATACTACTTCTGGTATTAATGGAGGAGTTTCTGCTAAAAAAATAGATTATTATGTAAGTGGAATAGCAATAGCAGAATATCAATCTCTTACTGGATATACTCCTAGTGTTTATACATTTCATCATACATATTTATATGATGTAGAGAATAAACAGGAATCATTACCATTTAAATTTAGTGATGTAGATAGTGGTTCAGAACCAGATAATCTTAATTCTATAAATGTAGCAGGTTCATCTGTATTATTTAATTTTGATACATATATATGTAGTAACAATTCTTCACCTGCTTATGCATTAAATAAAAGAATAAGTGGTTCTAGATTATATTATAAAAAAGAAGAAAACGATAATTATTTTCTTATTGGTGAATTAGATTTTGTTGAAAAAGGATTTAAGTTTTTACCAGAAGCAGATACTCTTTCATATACAATGACTAATACATCAGATACTACTGCTCCAATATTAAGTAAAACTGCTTTAATAAAAGGAATATCTCCAGAAACTGCAAATACAATTGATACATTTAAAACAATAAATGGTTTCTCTACAGAAGTAAAATCATTAGATGCTAAATATAAAACTGCTGTAGTACATGGTAGAAGAGTATATATAGGTAATATTAAAAGACCTAGTGGTAAAACACATCCTGATAGAATTATTAAAAGTCAAGTAAATAGATTTGATACATTTCCAGAAGGAATGGGTTCAGTAGATGTAGTAATACGAGATGGAGAAAGTATTGTTAAATTAGAGGCATATGCAGATAGAATACTTCAATTTAAACAACATAGTTTATATATAATTAATGTTTCAGAAAGTGTAGACTTTTTAGAAGACACATTTAGAAACAAAGGATGTGCATTTGATTATCATGTTGTAAGAACAGATATGGGAGTTGCTTGGTTTAATGACCATGGTTGTTATTTATATAATGGTAGAAATGTAATAGACTTACTTGAAAAACAAAAAATTAGGTCTATAAATGAAGAAGATTGGTCTTTGTTTGTAAAAGATGGAACTGATGATTTAGATATGAGCAGTGCAATGATAGGATATGTTCCTAAAAAGAAACACCTAATAATTAAAAATGAAAACAATGATATATATTTATATGATTTTGTTTTACAAGCATGGACAACTGGAATTGGAAAAATAACAGAATCAACGGCAATGACAAACTTTGCATTAGATGGAGACCAAAATTTATTTTATATAGACAACACAACAACTGTTAGAAAAACTTGGCAAACATCTGCTCAATCATCAACTGGGTTTGAATACATAACTTCAGACATTGATTTTGGACAACCAGCTGTAAGAAAAAAAGTTTATAAAGTATATGTAACTTATAAATCAGGAGCTACAACTAATGTGCAAGTTGATTATGATGTTAATGGAGGAACTACATTTCCATATGATTTTACTAATGGTGATAATTTTACAAGCAATGAATTAGCAAACGCTAGTGGTTGGCAAGTAGCTGAATTAAAACCAGACAATTCAACTGAATCCAATAATATAAAATCTTTTCAATTAAGATTTGCAACAGATGGAACTGTACCATCTGGATTTGAAATAAATGATATAACAATTGTATATAGATTAAAGAATGTTAAGTAATGGGATTAACTAGAGAAGAACGACAATTACTACATCAAAAGTCTAAACAACCTACATTTGGTAGTGGTAAACCTGATAGCAATCAAGGTAATGAAGGTGACATAGCATATAGACAAGTAGAAGATTCTGGATTAGTTCAGTATGTAAAACAGAATGGAAGTTGGGTAGCAGTAGGTTCACAAGGTGATATGCCTGAAACTAGAGATGTAACTAGGACTGTATCTAGTGGAGGTGGAGGAGTAGGTTCTCATAATCATGGTGAATTTATTAAAAAAGATGGTAGTGTTGCATATACAGGAAATCAATCATTTGGAACTAATAATATAACTAATGTAGGTACTTTAGATGTAGATGGAGCAACTACTTTAGACCAAGTTACAATTAATACTACTGATGGTGCTTTTGCAGTTAGTGGAACAAATCCTATAAATCTTAGTACATCTGGAAGTAGTGATATAAATATTTCTAGTGGTCATGTTTTAGATATTGATACTCCAATTATGGAATTAGATGTTGGAAGGGATTATACTATAAATGTTGGACTTGCATATATATTAAATGTAACAGATGCTATGGTTGTAACTGGTTCTAATAATATAACAATACAAGCAACTGGCACAGCTGCTAATACATTATTAATTGAAAATAGAAATAGCCATGCTTCATCTTTTGATGGTATACATCTTAAAACAAATTCTAATGACACAGCATCTTGTTTTAATAAAATACTTATAGAATGTGATAATGTAGCTTCTAAAGGTTCTGATTATGGAATTGATATAAGAAGTGAAAATAATATAAGAATTAGAGCAGAACATGCTAACAATGGCAATCCTACAGGATTATTAATGAGAGCTACAGGACCTATTGATATTGGAGTAGGTACTAGTTTAACTCCTCATAGTGGAAATGAAAGAGTAAAAGTTCATGGTTTATTTGAAACTTCCACATTGTATAGAGCATCAGGAGAAGCAATAAATTGTTCTACTCATAGTGTTGAGTTTGACCAATTAGATACTCAAAAGTTAATGAGAAACTTTACTTATAAAACAAATGGTACTCTTGATAATAATGAATGGATAAGAATAGTTGCTCCCGCAAATGAAGATTTTGGTAACGGAACAGTTTGGTTAGTGAGTGTATTTTTTAGTAAAGGTACGCAAGAAGGATTGGCAGTTGGATATTGTTTTAGTAGTGGTGCTCAAAGAGTAGACCCTGAAGATACTGGTGATTATTCTATAATTAGATTTCAAGATAGTGGAGGGACTTATCAAACTGGAGCAAATTCAGGAAATTCTAATTTACCGTGGGGAGGAAAAATTACATGGGCTTACTTTAACGATGGTAGTGGTAGTAGTGAAAACGCTATTAGGTGGCAAAACACAACAGGTTTAGATGGTGTAGTAGTAAAAGCATCTGCTCAACGAATACAGAGTACAAATGATTTCTCATAATATCATATTGGAACAGAACAATTTGTTTATTAAATTAAATAGTAAAAGTATATAGTAGATATGGCAACAGCAAAGCAAATAAAATCAGCGATTAGGTCTCAATCATCTGCTCAAAGAGGTGTCACGCAACAATTAGCAGGAGTTGAAAGTTTATTACAACAAGCTGATTTCTCATCAAAGATGTCAGATATAAAAAATAAACAAAGAGAAACAATGTTTGCTACAGCCGCTTCTGGATTAGAATTAGCATCTACATTTGGAGAAGGATTAAAACAAAAAGCAGAATTAGAATCTAATATAAAAGCATTTGAAGAATCATTGCCTGAAGCAGTTCGTAAAGCAGGTGGTGTAAGTGTTATAGAGAATCCTAACAAAGCATCATTTATGGATGTATTAAAAGGTGAAGGTTCTTTAAGCTCTTTTTTGTATGATGAAAAAGAACAATATATGTTAGGTGAAAATGTATTAGGTAGTAAATACGATGTAGCTGCTATGGGAGAAAAAGCAAAAGCATTAAAGCAAACAGATTTATTAGATAGATTTACGCAAGGAGAACCTTTAGATAGTGAGTCTCCAACATTGCAATCATCATTACAATTAGATTCAGATGGAATACCAACTCTTACTAAAGATTTTTCATCTATATATGGAAAAGAAGCAGATATAGAATCATTGCAAGATAGTGTAGATAAACCTTTAATTAAAGAAGATACTACAATTAAAACAAATGATGCTGAAATAATTGTTGATAGTGAAAGAGGTCCTTTAAGACTTAATGAAGATAATGCTCAAAATTCATTAACATATTTTTCAAAAGATTTAAATTATTTAAATCCTGATAATATAATGACTGAAGATAGCGATTCAGCTTATGAAGTAGCAACTGAATCAGGTTCTAATAAATTTGTAGAAGATATACCTGAATCAGAAAAATCTATTTCTTCTAAAGTAAGTAAAACTTCTGTAAAAGACTTTGGAACAGTTAGTAAAAGGTTTTCTACTCCTGAAAGAGCATTAGGTGAAATAGATAAACAAATGAAAGAAATATCTAAATTAAGAAATGAATCTAGATATGCTAATAAAACATCTTATAATAATGCTTTAAAAAAAGCAGATAAGTTAGAAAAAGAATTAAAGAAAAATATATCATCAGTATATAATTCTAAGACTGGAAAATTTAGGTCTGAAGAATACAAACAAATGTTTGAAAAAGGTAAATATCTTAAAGGAGACCCAAGAGGAGTTGGAGAAAAAGAAGGATTTGCAAACATATCTAGAAGAGTAGATTTTGCTGGAATGCAAACACCTTTTCAAACTGCGCAAGAAGTTAATTTAACAAATGTTCAAAATTTTATTAATCAATTATTTCCAAAAGATTTAGCAAGTAGGTAATATAATATGTCATATATAGCAGCAGCAATGGGAGCTCTTTCAATAATAGAATCAGGAATGAACTCAGCAGCTTCAAGAAGACAAGCACAAATTCAATCAGATTATTTTAAAGACGCAGGTTTTAAAATGGAAGATGCTCAAAAAAGTCTTGAACAATCTTTAGGTAGTTCATTACAATCTCCTGTATTAGAAGCTAGAAGAACAGCTAGTTTAGTTTCTGGACAAGGACAACAAAATATTATGCAAGCAAGAAAACAACAAGATGCTATAAGTAATGCAAGTGGATTTGCTAGTATGTCTATGGATGATGATATGATTAAAAATGTTAGAAGTGCTTATACTACTAAGTTAGAAGATATAGATATTGGATTAACAAAAAATTTAGGAGATATACTATCAGATTTTGAAAAAACAAAATTTGAAATGCAATCTCAAAAAGAACAAATAGAGATGCAAAAAAAATTAGCAGACCAACAAGCAACACCTAACTTCTTATCATTCTTTGGATAAATTATGTCACAAGCATTACAATCATTAAACTCATTATTAAAGTATAAACAAGAAAGAGAACGTCAAAAGATTGACAAGTCTTTATCTATGATGGATATGGCTACAAGATTAAGACAACAACAATTAGAGAATACTAGGCAGAATCAAATAATGCAAATGAGAGTAAAACAAGAAAATAGAGAATCTAAATTATTTAGTAAACAATTAGAATCTGCTGAACTTGCTTTAGAAAAAGAAAGAAGAGAATCTACTCCAGAATATATTGCATTTCAAAAAAGAGAAATAGAAGCTGGACTTAAAAACGCTGAATTAAATGCTGAAATAAAACATAATGCATTAGTAAAAGAAGAATTAGATACTTTAAAAGCTAGTATAGATTCAAAAAGCATTATGAATAAACAAAATATTGTACAAGATTTTAAAGAAAATCTAGGAATGTCTCCAATATTTAAAGCAGTTAGAGATTTTACTGATGATGGAGAATTTCCAATTGATGAAAAACAAAAATCAATAGAAAATCTTTCAAAATATGTTAAAGATAAAAAACAATTAAAACTTATTAAAAAAATATTAAAAGAAATTCCAAGTCTTACATCAGGAATATCATCATATCAAATGTTAAAAGATAAAGGAAGTCTTTCAAAACAAACTTTTGAATCATTGTTTGAATCTATGAATACATTTTATAATAAATTAAACGCTAATCCGTCTTTAGTTACTGAATTTGAAAACATATTTGGTATTGATTCTAATAAATTACAAATGAATAGTTTTGCATTACAAAAAAATCAACGCTCTGAACAAATATTTGAATCAGGAAGATTAAATTCTCAAATATTAGATATTGTATCTAAAAATTTAAAAAATAAAGGTCAAGACAAAAATACGTTAAAAGAAAAATATATGTTAGATGTTTTTTCAACTTTAGATTTAATTGCTACTAAAGAACAAAGAGATGCTATTAACGAGCAAAGAAGAAGTGAAGGAAAAAAAGAAATACCACTAGAAGATTTTACAACAGGTAAATTTTAATAATATATGCCTACTCAAGAAGCAATAGAAGCTCTATTAAAACTTAGAAAAGAGCAACAACAAAACTCTACAGAACCTTTTGCATTAACTGGAACTAAGTTAGGCGACTCTCCTTTTCGTACAATAACAGGAGAAACTGAACAAGAAACTGAAGATAGAGTTGAAAAAGACAAAGTATCTTTATTTAAATCAGTAGGCGCAGGTCTTTATGAGTTTGGTGAGTCTGCATCATTTGGATTACTAGGTCTTGCAGAAATAGGAGCAGAGAAAGCATTAGGAGAAGAGATAGAGTTTCAAGAATATTTTAGAGAAGCTCAAGAACAAAGTAGTTTAGCAGCTATATTAGGTGGAGTAGGAACAGGAGCAGGTTATTTACTGGGAGCTCCTATGAAGATTACTGGTAAGTTATTACAAAAGCCTGCTACTGCATTAATAGCTAAAGCAACTAAAGGACAAACAATTGGTAAAGCATCTGCTCAAATAAATAAAGCAGCTGTTAAAAGTGGTATAGAACAAAAAGTAGCAAACGAATTTAGTGACGTTGTTGTTGGTTCTACTATATCTGCTACTGCTAAAAATAAACTCGCTAATGATGCATTTAGAAATACTACAACTGGTTTTACAGCAAACATAAATAAAAGTTTAAATAGAAAGTTAGCTCAAAAACAAATAACTCAAAAACAATATGATGCAGTCACAGAGATGGCTGAACAAGTTGCTACAAGAGGAATACCATTACAAAACATATCTCAATTTGCTAGAACAAAGTATGGTAATACTAGGTTTGGTAGGTTTGCTACAGAAGCATTGCATGATGCATTTGTATTTTCAGTTGCTGATGCAGTTATGGATGCCTCATTTCAATCACAACAAATGTTAAAAGGCGACCAAGAAGAATTTAATTTAGGTCAAGTTGGTTATTCAATGGCAACAGGATTGTTGGCAGGTACAGCTATTAACGCATCTACTTCTTTCTTTAAACCATTAGGTAAAATGTTAAACTCAAGAAAAGATTTTGGACAAGGTTTAAGAGCATACTTAATGACTAGAGGTATGTACAAAGATGCAAGTGTAAGAGAAGTTGTTAATAGTATGGTAGATGTTGCTAATAACAATAAAAAGAATTTATCAGCAGACCAATTAAAATTAAGAACTAGTTTTGAGTACACATTAGATGGAAAAAAGAAAACTAAAGATTTATTATTATCTGAAAATTTAAGTCACAAAGCAAATGTAAATAGAATTACTTCTGAATTAATAGATGAACTTGGAGAAAAAGAAGCTAAAACTAAATCATTAAATTGGTTAATGGCAAACAAAAAAATATACGCTAAAGAAATGATGGGTGAGGCAACTAGAGAAGGATTGCAAAACTATAGATTAATATTTCCTAGAATGTTAGTAGCTGGAGCAGCAATGGGTGGTACTCAAGCAATACAGGGATATGCTACAGGAAATGAATTAAGAGCTGAAGATTATATATCTAGTATGTTAATAGGTGCTTGGACACAACGTAGAGGTAACTTTGCAAGAGATGTAGATTTAGGTAATAGAGTAAAAGAACTTAGGTCTACGTTAGAATTTATGGGTGTAAAAACAGAACACACTGCATTTGGTTCTACATTTTCTAAGAATAGTAATATGTTTGGTGTTGGGCTTGCAAGAGACAATCAAAGACTTACTGATTATTTAAAAGAAGAAAGATTAGTTAGTGATGAAGATGAAAGTATTCAAGGAGAAAAACTAGCAGAAGATGAAAAAGTATTTTATGAAGATGTAGGTGGTAATCCTATTGACCCTCATAATGGTAGAATGGATTATGTGTATGAATTAATAGAACAAGATTTTCAATATACAAAACCTAAAGACCAAATATCTGACACTCAAGCTAATGAAATAATAAATATTTTAGAAAAGCAAGGATTCAAAACATTAGATGATTTTGATAAAGCATATGATGATAGGGTAGGTGAATCTACAGAATCAATGGAAAGCACTATTGTTAGTGTTCTTAAAAATATTAAAAGTTCTAATTTTGATGAATTAAAAGATTTAACAATTGATAGTGATAGTGGAAAATTATTTATTCCAAATATTGATGTAGACGATTCATTATATAATAGAGCAAGAAATGGCGAGTTTAAAGAATGGCTTTCAAATAAAGATGGAGAAAAAGCGGTAGAGGAATTAAAAGAATCAATAAGAAGTTTAAATGCTGTAATTCAAGTAACTGATGGATTATCATTATCGGAAATGGCAAACAAAACAAATTCAATTAAAACATCAGAAACATTAAAAGGATTATATAACACTATAAGAGATTCTGAAAAAGCAATACATAATGTTGTTAGTCCTAAAGACAATAGAGCAGAATTTAGATTTAAAGATGTTCATTCTTACTTAATGCCTTTAATACAAAATAGAGGTAAACGATTTACAAAAAATCTTATGTCAAATCTAGAAAAAGATAACATGAGTGATGGTTTAAAAAATGTATTATATGAAACTGGTATACTTCAAAAATCTGAAGATGGTGAATTTAGATTAATAGATGATGTATATAAAATAAAAGTAGATGAAGAATACAAAACAAAATTTGATGATTTAACTAAGTTACAAAATATATTAGTATCATTAGGAGATTTTAAATTAACAAAAAAATCAACTGGTAGAAATGTAGAAACTGGTAGTATTAAAAAATTAAAAGGAGCATTAAGAGACATAGGTATTGATTTAGATGAATTTAATAATCCTAAAATGAAGTTTTTATATCAAATGGTTTTAAATGATATAAGCACAAAGAGATTAAACAATTCTATTGCATCAACTGCTGACATAGATTTTATCATACAACAATCAGGTAATGCATTATTTAGCGAACCGGGACTTATAACTGATGGTGGGTTTAGGGGATTTACATTAAAGAAAGTAGACATACCTCATAATAGAGATTTTCAAAATGAATACAATAATAAGTTAGAAACATTAAAAGAAGAATCTGGTGTTGTTAATATACTAGAAGATAAAGTTGTTGTATTAAATGAGATACAAAGCAATCAATTAGAAAGTATGTTTGATATTGTATATAATGTTCCAACTGTAGGAGAAAACGTAGGATTTAGAGATTTATATGCAACATTAACAAACAGCAAATTAGATAGAATTAAAGATAGATTAATATCTTATATGCAAACTTTTGGTCGTAAAGGCGAAATTGAGATGTTATCTTTGTTAAAAAGACAAGGTATTATAAATAGAAATGCTGATGGAACGTTAGAAGTAGATAATAAATTTACACTTGAAAAAATTAAAACTGAAATTGGTGAACCTAAAACTGAAGAAGAATTGCAAAAATTTATAGGAGAGCAAAATAAATTAAAAGAAGAGTTAATTAAAGCAATACAACCTGTAAAAGATGCTTTAGATGGTAAAGGTATTAATAACGAGTATATAGAAAAAGAAATAAAAGCTAGGCAAGAATTAAATAGAAGGTATGTATCTCAAGCAAAAGATGAAGAAAAAAATCCTAGTCTTGGTATTGATGAATTTTTTAGAAAGTATAAATTTTTTGTTGAAGTAACGCCTGGAGAAGGAGACTTTAATGATTATAGTAATCAAAGTTCTGAATGGAAAAATGAATTTTTTAAAGACCAAAGGTATTTATTAGATGAATTAGGAAATCTTTCACCTGATAGTATTACTAAAATACAAAATGATATTGTTAAAAATAATAAAAAATTTAAAGATTTAGATTCAGATGATAAAGAAATAGTATTACAAGATATTACTCAAGTAGTAAGAGGAATTATTAGAAAGAATGTAGTTAAAAAAGTTTCAATTATAAATGGTAAGATAGTAACTGACGATATTGGTTCTAAAGAAGTAATGCAAAAGAATCCTGTGTTTGATTATTTAGATTCATTAGGAATGGATTATGCTATATTTGATAACAATGTAACGTATACAGAGTTTGGTAGATTTATTACTGAAAAAACTTATAATATATTAAGTACAGAAGGATTAGGTGCTAAAGAAAAAATCCATGTTCAAGGATTAAGAGAAGATGTAAAAAATCAATTAAGTCAAAGTTTAGTAAGTAAAAATATAAGTGCATTGTCAAGAAGTGATGTTGCAGTATCTGATGGTAGTTCAAAACATGGTATGCTTAAAATGGATATTTATGATGGGATGGATAGTATAGTTATTGATAAAGCAGGTATGCAAAATATTGCTCAAGACTTTTTAAGGTTTTATAAAAAACACATTAAAGGCATTACTGAACCATCTACTAAAAGTCAAATGAATAGATTAAAAAAAGCATTTGAAAGCACAAAAGATGAGTTTGATTATAAAGATGCTGATATAGAATCAGCAACAAGATTTTTAATATCAGAAGTTGCATTTAAAAGTGATAAGAATGATTTATTTTATAAAGTATTAAATGAAACAAACCCTATGGAAGTAGACAAGTATATTAAAAGAATGAAACTTGCTACAACTAAAAACTTTATTAGGTCTGATAAAACATTTCATCAATCTATTATTAATGCAAGAAATGAATTAGGATTAAATAAAGACATTACTCAAATACTTCAAGATAGAATTACAAAATATAATAGTAAATACAGAGTTGCTGTGTGGGATGATGAAGGTACTGAAAGCATGAGAACTGTTATTGAGGATACTATTAATGAATTTAAAGACCAATATCCAGAAATAAATAAAGCTAGCACTAAAAGTATTGTTGAGCAAGCACACCAAAAAGTATCTGCATTTGATAGTATATCGTTTTTATCTAAAAAAGCTATGATAGAAATGCATACAATTATGGGGCATGACCCTGATTCTAAAAACCCTATAAAGCCTGTTATATCATCGCAAGGAGAAGGAAAAACATTATTGTATGGTAAGACATTGTTTATACATAGTCCTGCTTTAGATGGTTTCTTTAAAAAGAATCGTGTAGATATATTACTTACTGGTTCTGGAGCAAAAGCATATGATGGTGGTAAAGAAACATTAATTGAAGGTGTAAGATGGGATGAGTTATCAAATTATGAAATATCTAAAAAATATCAACCTTCAGATATTATAAGAAAAATAGATTTAGATGCTATAGGATTAAAACCTGAAAAAGATGCTAGTTTATTATCAGCTAGTGAATCAGATGCTGATTATAATTATATGGATAGGTCTGAACATCAAAGAGCATTCCAAGAATTAAATGCTGAATTAAGTTACAATTTAGAACAAATGGCAAATATTATGGGTGACCCCTACAGAATGAGGACATTCATGTTAGAGCAACTTAATAAAGGTAATATACCAGAAGATGCAGAAGATGGAGCATTAAAAAACTTAAGTAATATGATATACTATCTCCAATTAAATGAATCTGCGAACCCAATGGATTATAGTTCTGCTCAAGTTCAAAAGTATTTATCAAAGGTATATATAGATAATATATTTAGCAATAGAAGGTCATTAGTTAACAATACATATAAAGATGTTCCTACAGAAGCATTTAGATATGGTGGTCAAGCAGCTATAGTACAAACTGGAACTGCTAATTTAGGTAAGGGGAAAAAAACTAGATTGCTACCTACATTTTTTAATGCAGATAATAAAATGATTCTTCGTGGACAGATGATGTTACCATATAAAGAAAGAACAACTAGTTTATCTGGATTAGGTAATAAAAAAATAAGAATAGTCTCTAATGAAAAAATACTAACATTAGAAGAATTTAAAAATGAATTAGTAGAAAAATTAAATGATGATAGTGGTTTTAAAACAAAAACTACACAATTTATATACGATGTAAATGTTGATATGTATGAAAATCCTGATGTTAAAGATGCAACAGGTGACAATCAAGATGTTTGGGTTGTTAATAATTTAGGAGAAGCAAGAAAACAATTAAAATCTATAAAAAAAGGATTGGGAAAAGGTAAAAATTTTGCTAATAAAATAACAAAATTTAAAGACCATTATATATTAAAACATAAAAAGGGCGATGATAAACATATATTTATAAAAGGAAATGAACCATCAGGATTAATTAAAGATAAAAAGGGAAGGGCAAAGGGAGAAAGATATACTAAAGAAATAATTAAAGAATATGAAAATTTATCTAATCAAATAGATGATATACAAAATTTAACAATTGAATCTGCTCATAATATAATACAAGACTTAGCAAGTCAATCAGATACAAGATATGAATTAGGAATAGTTTCAAGAAGAAACCCTAGAACAAGACCCAATGATATTACTTTACTGGGATTAAAAGGATTTTTAGATAAAGATACTGGATTAGCAGTAGAAATAAATAGTTTTGATGTTGCTAATATATACGAAGGTGACTACGATGCAGATAAAGTAGATTATTTCTTTGCTCATAGTGATTATATGTTTGATTACATTAAAAGAAGTCAGGCACATTTTGTTCAACAAATTGACCCTGATAATTTACAAATGAAACCTGATTTTACATTTGGTATGGAATCTAGTTTAGCAAGTCAATCTATAGTATCTAAAATGGGTAATGCTATTGCATTTAAAAAGGGAATAGGTATTGTTCAAAAGACTCATAGAAAACTTAATTATGTACAAAATCTTACTAATAGAGAGCATTTGTTAAATGTAAAAGACAATGATTTAAAAAACGTAGAAAAAGCATGGAAAAATATTGTAAGAAAAAATGCTAATGGAGACCTTGTAGGACCTGGAGTTTTATACGAAACACCTGATGGTGAAATAATTACAATGGATAGTGAATCACTTTCTTTCTTTCAAAGAGCTGCTTTAGAAGTTCAATACATTGTAGATGGTTCAAATAAATTAAATCCTAATATTGGAAATAGTATATACGAATGGACAAATAATTTTTTATTTCCAGATGCAGAAAATTCTATGTCTGCTTCACAAGCTGATGCTAAAACTTTAGAAGAAATATTAGCAAAAGGAAGAGATGCAGATAATCAAAGAATAAGAATTTTTGATAAATATAAAAAGAATGATGATGGTGAATATGAACTTGTAAAAGGAGGAGTAAACGAAGCGGATAAATTAATTATTAAAGAATTTTTAAATCAACAGAATAAATTGTTAGCTTCTTTTGGTGACCAAAAATATGAAGGTGGACAGAGTAGAAAAACAAGTTTTTATGACATGGCAGTTGGTAGTAAAGTATTTAAAGATTTTCACAAAGATATATATGAATCATTAAATAAGCATTTCTTTAAAGGTTCTTGGAAAGCAAAAGATTTAGACAAAGCTGATAGAGCTTATTTAGACAATATATTAAATGCTAAAAATGATGCTTTTAAATTAACAAAGAAAAATATAACAAATATATTTAAGGGGGAAGGTGGTAATTATTTAGATAGGATTGCTGTAAAAATAGCAGATAGTAATTTCTTAGATAATAAAAAAGAATATCATTTAACTACTTCTAAACATCAAGTAATGGATACTTGGTTCAATAAGTTATTATCTATAGAACCTAATGAAATAGAAGAAGTAGGTGGTAAATTAGTTGCAGATGTTGATGCAATGCCACAAAATGAATTAGAAGCATTTACAAACAAATTAGATGAACTATCAGGAAAAATTGTAGGTCAAACTAAAAAGTTTAATAGTGTTATAGCATCAATAAAAAGATTAGATAAAAATAAAAAATATATTAGAAGAAGTCACTACCCTCAAGGATGGAAAACAAAGAAAATTAAAAGTATTGATTGGGTTATTAATAAATTGCAAAATGACTTACAAGAAAAATATGATGTACCAAAAAATAAATTACATCCTAAAGATTTAGCATATAAAAGATATGTATCTATAGAATCAAACAGTGATTTAAGGTCAAGTGTTATTCATGCTAATAGTATGCATGCATTCTTAAGAAGTCAAAATGCTATGATGTATGATAGTTGGTATGACACATTAGGAGATGAAGCTAGAAAAGATATGAAGACACTTACTGATTTTAATAGATTAGAATATGGTAAGGGAACTGTAATAGATGAAGTTCTTGCTTACAAAGAAAATCAAATAGTAGTTGATAGTAAAATGATAGATTTTATAAATGATTATAGACCTAACATTTCTAATGTAATGGAATTAAGAAATCAATATCTTTTAAAAATGATTGAAAAGCATAAATTAAATTTTCTTTATGCATATATGGAACCTAGAAAAAATAAAGATGATATAGGTGTATTTAACAATAGACCTGTTGCAATACCATATAAAGAAACTGCTAGATATAGGCAAGGTATACAATTACTAACTAGCTTAGCAAAAGGTAATGATATATTTGAAAAGAATCAATCTAATATAGAGGAATCTAGAAAAGTATCAGAGTTTGCATTAAAAACTATATTAGAAGGTAATGAGCATTATAGAAGATTCTTTGATAAGGATGTTAGTTTAATGGATTTAACTAATTCTAATATGGAGATATTTGGATTGATGCCTTTTGATAAAAAAACAAGACAAAGATTAAATCAAGATGGTTCAGATTTTAATTGGACATCAACAATGTTGCCACATAATCCTATGTCTACTATTAATAAATCTGTTATATCTTTATATACTGATTATGCTAGTATGATGTCAGGCAAAAATAAAGAAAAATATAAAGACTTTTTAGAAAGACTTAATGATATAGAAGAATTTTCTTCAAGAAAAGATTATTTAAATCCAGCTAAGTATATGCATTTAAGAATGTCATTAGACCAAGATTTTATGGATATGCTTACAAAAGATATATATAATATAGCAGGAGATGATAGCACACCAGAAAACATAAAGAACAATCCTATGTATGCTCATATGAAATATTTAAAGTATGAACCAAAACAAGTAAAATCTAGGAGTAAAGTCGTAAATATGTTAAAATCTGTTACCGAAGCAAACAATGTACTTAACACAGCCGCAAGACAAAATCCTATGAAGGATAGTGGGTTTGAAGTATTTAATACTATGGGTGAATATTTAAAATGCAAGTAAGTTGCGATAACATAAATAATAAAAAAGCAATTAGATTGTGGAAAAACATTAGCAAGTGGGCTGATAGTAGTATTGTAAATAAAAACATACAAGCTCCTTATCAAGCTGCTATGTCTATGTTTGAATCAAGATTCCATATACCAATGGATTATGCAGTATTATTAAGTGATGCTCAAGGTGGTGCTTTTCTTACTAGAGGAAACATTAACGCTTTTGTAAAAGACTTATATGATTATGCTAATAGAGTTAATAGTGGAAAGTTTAGTGAGTTTGAAGTTGCTGAAGGATTTATGACAGGAACTGTACTTGGTAAAAGAGACCCTGTACTTGCTGAAAGTATTAAATCATTAAGAAAAGTTGTTGATAGTGATAAAAAAAGAAGTAACGATTTAAACAATAAATTTAAAAAAGTTATAGATAATATAAGAGGTTCTGGTGAAGTTGGTGGATTCTTTAGTAATGCAAGATTAAATAAATCATTACGTAAACATAGAGAACTAGAATTAGATTATATAAAAGCATTAGATACTGGAAACAGAAAAGATATAGATGAAAAGTATAAAGCATTGCAAACATTTGAAAGAAAAGGTTCTGTTAAATCTTTTACAGAATTTATACAAATAGTAGAAAAAGGAATGCCTCAAGTTATTATGTCTAAATATAATGCTGAAGTAGAATTAGCAAAAACAGATAAAAAAGCAGCTAAAAGAGTAGAAGAATATGATGAAGGTACAAAATTAGTAAAACTAACTGATGATGAATCTCAAAAATATTTTTCAGAATTAGGACTACCAAGTGATATTACTCAAGCATTGAGAGATTATAATTCTTTAATGTCAGAATCGTATGAAATTTTAAGAAAAGGTATAGATGAAAAAATTAATATACATATTAAACAAATAGAAAATAGAAAAGGTTTTTCATTAACTGTAGGTAAATTAAATACTTTAAAAGAAAAAATGCGTTCTGAATTAATGCCTAAATATAAAGAAGATGGATACTTTCCTCATTTTACTAGACAACTTAATGCTAAGATGATGGATAATATGATGAAGCATTTTGATGATTTAGATAATGCTAACCTTGATATGAAGCATGATAGTCCTAGCATAGATAAAATTATTGATAATATAACGTCTGCTATACCTAGTTATGCTAAGTCTAGAGATGATACTAATTTAGATTATAGTATGAATTTTGTTGATGTAATCTCAACATATATTAATGATGTAAATAAATTTAATACTCAAGTATTTGTAAAAAGCAAATTAATTGATTCTTTATCAAAAGCAAAAAGTATGTATAATACAGAAAATGAATATTCTGCTAAGATTGTTGATATGGTAAATAGTCTTTATGGTTCTGTAAATGGTCAAATAAAAGATTCTGGTTCTATGCATGAGCTTAAAAAAGTATTATTGTCTTATCAATTTACAAATAAATTAGGGTTTAGTGTAAGGTCTGCAGCTAGAAATGCTACTCAGTATTTAATGAATTATGCTACCTTTGGGTTTTCAGCTGTACGAGAATCAAAAGATTATTTAGCACAAAATAAAACTAGTGATATACTTGGTGGAGATTTAGATGATTTTCTTAGAAGAGAAAACTTATTTATGGAAACGTCTGAAGCATTAATAGAATCAGGTATAAAAGCAGAAAACAAAACTCCATTTAAATTAAGACGCATGGATGAAAATGGTAATATAGTATATGCTGATGAGGAAAGTTTTGCTTATAAAGGAATGAAACAATTTGCAACTGGCATGAGTGGAGCTGCTAGACTTAGTTCTAAGATGCATAGAGCAGTAGAGAATGCTAATAGAAAACTAACTGCTGAAATAGCGTTTGCTCAAGTACATAAAATAATGAGTAAAAGTGATAGATTTGATGCTTATATATCAAAACAAGCTGAAGAAAAAGGCGTAACTAAAACATCATTAAGAAGAAAGTTAGCTAAGACATATGCAAAAAATATGGTAATACTTAATCATTTTGATTATGAATCATATGCTAAAGCTAAAAACATGAGAGAAGGTATTGGTCAGTTTATGTTTCAATTTCAACATTATGGTATGGAATTTCTTGAAAGAAACTATTCTATATATAAAGAAGCTAAAGGTGACTTATCTGCTTTAGGTGAAGATAAATTTTCTAATTGGTTAAAAGATGCTAGAGGTGTACATAAGATGATGAATGTATCAACAGCATATTTTTTAGCACCTGCACTTATAAGTTATATATCAGGATATAATCAAACACTTGTTGAACACACTGGTAAAGAAATACTAGAAGATTTATATAATGTATTATTTACAGATTATGATGACCCAGAAGCATTAAAAAAATTAAATAAAGAATTTTATGGTAAAGGTATAGTTGGTTCTAAACTCGGTCCTACCTTTGGAACTATCTTTGATATAGGCATTGCAACAGAATTAATTAATGCTGATAGTGAATACTTAGATAATATACTTTTAACTGCTGGGGATTTTGGGTTAGCAAATAAAGATTTAAACTCAAGTGATATGATGGGTCAATATTTAAGAATTGTAAATCAAATGTTAGGTAGAACATATGATAGATATGTACCAATGGCAGTTAAAAGTCCTTATGGTATAGGTTCAGCTGCTATGCAAGAAATGACTATATATCCTACTAACAAAGAACAAGGTTCTTTATATAGAGATATGTTAGAATCACCTTTAAAAGAAAATAAATACACAAAAAGTTATTATTTTAATAAATTAGAAAAACAAAGTAGGTCTAAGAAAAAGAAACTTTCTGGATTACCTATTGATGTTCAGAATGCTTTAAGAGAATTAGAACGAGCAGGTAAAAAGTAATACCTGCCCATTCTGTTTACGCGCTATAGGAGAATTATGCGGTAAAAGTTTCTTCTTTTCTTTGTTCTAATATCTCAACAAGTAATTCAGTTACACTTATAAACTCAGTAAGTAACTTAATTGCTGATTCTGTATCTTCATTTTTAGAAACAATTTTTAATGTTGATTCTATATTATTCATTGTTGTTATAAAATCATCTATTTCTGTTTTAGATTTTTGTAATATCATTTATTATCTCTCTTTCTTAAATTAGTTAATGTATCTACTTTTTGTTTTAAACTCATGTTATCTATTGCACTTTGTATAACTCCAAACATTCCTATAAGAACAGCATCAGCAGTATGTAATGTTACTCTTTTATTTAGTTCTTGCTTATCAACAACTTTTTGTGCAATAATTTTTAACTCTCTTTTTCTACTTACTTTATCTTTTGGTAACTCTAATGACTTCATCCAGACTTGTGGAGCAATGAACTTAGTTTCTATCTTATTTGCTCCCAACAGACCTTGCCAAATCCCATAGTTAGTACCGAATTTAAACACACTGCTACGACCATCACTTGGGAATGCGTGTACTTGTTCAATGTATGCAGTAATTGGAATGGTACTTTCCCATGTCATTCTGTATGGTTCTAATAATTCTGCCATATCTTCAATTGTTTGTGGGCATTTATACATTTCAATTATTCTGTCTCCATTAATAAATACTATTCCTCCACTTTTACCCGGGTCTATACCTATTGTAATCATTAGAAATCCTTTCTTTCTGTGTAATTATGTCTTGTAGTGTATGTTTTCTTTTTATAATAATGTTTCTTCTTTTTAATAGGAACATATTTATCTCCAATAATCTCACCATCAAAAACACTAATTACTTTAATGGCTAACGCATTTCCTGCTTCATCACCAATTGACGCATTATTATATTGTTTACATCCAATATCAAATGTATCTGTAGGTATTGATTTGGGTTTGCTACCATGAACAAGTTCGAACCAATAACAAGTTCTATCATGCTCATAGTAGCATCCATTACAAGATTTACTTTGAATCATCTTTTGCAAGTTTGTCATTCATATAGAATTTACAACGATTACCATTAAATCCAACTTGATGAGTACCTATTCTACCATATCTACTTTTAGCTACAATAATCTCACTCTTATGTTGGTCATATCGTTCACTATCAAAGTTATGTCCATAGAATACAAACATAGCAGACTCAGCAGTTTGTTCTATTACACCACTTTCTGCGTAGTCACTCATTCTAGGTCTAGGGTCAATTCGTTTTTCAATCTCTCTGTTTAATTGAGATACTAAGATAACACTACAATCTTCAGACTTAGAAATCCATTTGTATTCTTGCATAATCTTTTCTATTTCGAATCGTCTACCTTCTTTAATACCATCTACCTGAATCAATTGTATGTAATCATCAATAACAACATCTGGTTTATGTTTAGATATTTCTCTAAGACAATCATCTAGACTTCGTATGTTATCATACATAGTTAGATTTTTGTATTTCTCTTTCATTATATCAGATGTTATTTCAAACTCATCTTTACTATCATCATCAAGTTCATTTCTACGAACATGACCATACTCAAGACCTTTGCTTTCCATTACTACCATTTTCTTAAGCATCTCTGTATTAGACATCTCACGATTAAATAGCATAACATTATATCCCTGATAGATAAGTCCACGAATTATATTAATAATAAGTGTAGTCTTACCATGACCGGGCCTACCTCCAACAACAGTAATCTCTTTACGAGTCATACCACCTGCGAATGAATCAAGATGTGCTAGATTAAATGGTATTAGATTAGAATCTTGTTCCATTACTCTTTTCATATCTTCAATAAGTACATTCATATCTACTTGTTTAGATGGCTGTATGTTCTTTAGTTCTTGAATAAGTTTGTTATGCTCACTCAATATCTCTTTTACACTACCATTATTATCATAACTAGCATCTACAAGTTTTGTTGCTGACTTTGCAGTTTCTCGTTGTATATATTTTTGCCATACAATTTTTGCATAGTTCTCAACATTTGCTATAGATGGAGCATAGTCTGGTAAACTAGTAATAAAGTATGCGATTTGATTACCACTCATTTCTTGTACCTTATCTGATATAGTAATAAAGTCTACATTTATTTGGTCTTTGTACAACTCTTTAAATGCAACCCATACATCTTTACAATCAGTATTATAAAATGCTTCATCATCTCTTACCCACGCCATAGCAATTTCTTGCTCTCTTGCACCACCTTGAAGTAAACATCCAAGCAACGCTTTTTCTGCATCTTCAGATTGTGGTAATTGTTTTAGTTCTTCGCTCATTCGTTCTCCTTAAATATATTTATTTGTTGTGCTGGTTCATAATTTATTATTACATATTCCTTTCTACCTTTTTGCCTAGCATCATCAGTAGCTCCTACATATTTCCAATCGAGAGTCCTACAATCAAAGTCTTTGTACATTTCAGCAACTTCTTCTCTGTAATCATAACTAACCATAAATTGACCACCAGCATCATGTATTTTTTGTACAGATTCTCTTAGTCTTTCATGGTCTTCCATTGTAAAACTATGATTATAGTATGTACCTTTTTCTGTTGCTACAATATATGGAGGGTCAAGATACCAGAAATCACCTTTTCTAGGCTTATACCTATCAATAAGCTCGGCAAAGTCTAAGTTTTCTATTGTTGCTCCTCCTAAAAACTTTCTTGAATATGTCAATTCTGCTTCCCAATCTTTATTCATATCTTTATTCATAGAGAAAGGAGTGTGAATTAGTTTATTAAAACTATATCTTATACAATACAGATACTTAGCAGCTTGTAGTGGGTCAGGTATCTCGAATGTATGATTCTCATCTCTTATCTCTCCCTTGAAATCTAAGAATAAATCACGACTTTTGGGAATCCAAAATAAATTATCTATTAGTTCTTTTCTTTTTAAGATAACACTCATGTAAAGATTTACAATATTCTTATCTTTATCATTAAGTACGTTCCATTTTGCTTTGGACTTTCTAAAGAACATTGAAAGACCGCCTGCAAACACTTCTATGTACCTCTCATGAGGGGGCAAAAGAGGGATAAGTTTCTTACTCATCTCATATTTACCCCCATAATAAGGAAGTACAATTGGGCAATCGTACCAATCCAGACTAGGCACTAGCTACATTTACCTTTGCCATTTTACATATCTTAGCATAGATTCTTGCTTCTAGTTTGTGTGTAGCTTCTGCTTTTCTATCCATACCATGAGTTGCTACATTAGTTGCAACATTAAGTAAATCCCATAAGTTATTAGGATTTTCTGCAAGTAATAGATTTGTAATATAATCTGATGATTGCAATGGAAACATTTTAAGAATGTCTACAATATGAGATTGTTTTACTTTTGTCTCATGTATAACAGGAAACTCATGCTTCATAATCATCTTTGTTTTCTTAATTGTTTCTTCAATAACACCTTCAATGTCTTGCAGTTCCATGTTTTGTATGATGTGTTTGTTCTTGTATTTCTCAGCAACAACACCAATAACTAATCCATTTGTACAAACAAGTCTAAATGCTCCAGCTATAATGTTTAATCCAACAGTTCCATCGTAACTATTTGCCCACACTATTTCTGGTGTGCATACATCTCCATTACTAATAGTTATCTTATGCTTATCAAATTCATACTTTACAATACTTCTTGCCCCTCTACCAAATGATTGCACTTCTTTTATTGCACCACCTTGTTTACTAATTATATTATCAGACTTTTCTACTATCATAGAATTATCAATTAGTTTATAATTATCTGTCATGCAAGAAAGTATCTGTCCAGTATCTTCTCTTACAATAAATTTATATCCAGTATCTTTTTCTGTTCTCTGTGGAAGTTTGTGAGCTTCACTTAATCTAGCTTGTACTTCTTTAACAGGAAACATTATGTCTTGTATATTTGCTTTCATTGTTTCTCCTCTATTTTTATTATCGGTGGAACTCCACCAATTCTTTTACGTTCTAGTTCTTTTATTGCTTCGTTATCTTGTCCTAATGTTTGTAATATTTTCTTAAGATAAGGAAACCCTTTACCTTGATTATGGTGTCCTCCTTGATAGTATTTTTCAATACCATAGTCTATAATCTTATCATCTATTTCTTTTATACCCACAAGAAACTTCCAATATTCTGTTCTGTTTTGTGATGGTATCAAATCATTGATAAGTGTTGCTATGTGATTGATTTTATTTCTAGTATACTTACTTCTATTTCTAAGCATTTCAGACATCTCTTTACCCATCTTATTACCTCTGTTGTAAAGGTCAAATCCACACGAAGGACACTTGCTAAATCTATTTGTTCTATAAGAAGCCACTTGCTATTTTCTCCTTGTAATCTTGTGCTTGTTGATTTTGCATTCTAAGTTCTGCTTCTTCTTCTCTTTCTTTCCAAAATACTTTTAGTATATCACATACTTCTTTACTTCTAAAACCATCATCACCTATTGCAATATCTACTGCAAGTCTAATCTCTTCTAATGAAAAACATTTTTCCATTTTCTCTCCTTTGTTTATTTTTTTACTCTTGTTCTCTTTCTTAATTTTTCTAATCCCCAAGTTATCCACCATCCATTACCATGTTCATTAAATAACTTATCTCTTTCTGTAAAGTATTCAGATTCATCTTTATATATAAATCCTCTTTTACCATTTTTCATTTTATCATAATAAGAAGTCATGTAACTACCTCTACTTCTGTATCTAATCCCCATCGTTGCTCATTCATATAAAAAGGGTCACTTGACCTATGCTTAGTAACATATACACTTACTGAACTTGGTGTTTTATTTAATACTATTGCTTGTGTTTGTGAATTATATACTTGTATAAGTTGTCCTTCATTGACATCTTTTAAGTATATTGCACCTGTTGGAGGCTTCCAAATTGGTTTATCTTTTAATGCTTTACTCGCAAGTTTCGCAATACGGCGCTTGACCTTGTTCCATTGATTCATTATTGTTCTCCTCTACTAGTTTATTTAAATCTCTTTTTATTTTTACTAAGTCATCTTTTATTTTTGTTAAGCTATTACTCATCTCCATATTACTGAATATTTCTGCTGACCTAGATGCATGAACAAGAGATATAATTATAGTTTCTATTTCTGATTTAGTAAACTTTATAGTTGCTGTTGATTCATTCATTTCTATACCTTTATTGTTTTATAATTTGAGGGCGGCCGTTCTTGGTAGTAGAAGAGAGAAGAGAGACTTATATAAATAAGTACCGCCCTCTATCTAATTTACAACCAATCGAATAAAAGTAAAAGGGGAGTTTGGCGCCAACCATTTAACAATACAATCAAAGTCCTATATACCACATACTAGGACACAACCATCAGCCTTTCAAATGACTTCTTAAAAAGATTGTCGAAAGACATTACTGCTTAACTCCCCTTTATTATTCACTTATTTTAGAATGGCACGTCAGAATCTAATTCATCAGCAGAAACATCTGCTCCACCTTCCCAAATTTTTACACTTGAGACTTTGAATGTAGACCTAACATCTTGCTCATTAGGAGGTAGATGCTTAGTTTGTGAAGTTACGTAAGTTTCTTTCTTTAACCTTACTAAAACTGCTTTACCAACTACATCATCTTCTTCAATCTGAACAAGTTTCTTTACTTCTACTCCATCTACTTTATCTGATTCTAACTCGACATTAAGATTCTCTAACAATTCAAAATATCTAGAGTTTTTACCACTAGAAGAACTATCAAGAAATATAAATGTACCATTATCTCTGTAAGTTCTATCTTTAATATGCTCACATGATGAATATTCATGCTGACCATTTCCGTCTAGTTTTGGAATAATATTACCTTGTGAATCTGTTGCATAATTGTATCCATCCATTTCAAATAACGGTTGAGTACATTCTTCTACTTCAGGTGCTATCTTGTATTGCATATTAATAACAATAGCAGGACCGGCTTTTGTATTCACTTCTCTTGTATCAAGAGTTGTAATATGAGCAGGGTATTCACCCTCTTCAACTGGTTTCCAAGCATTGCTTTCTTTCGGGTTATATACTGCGTCTAATGTTTTTGGCATTATTTATCCTTATCTTTTTTTAGTGTTGCATATTTAGTTACTAGTTTATTGTATTCTTCTACAAACTTAGTTTGCTTGTCATCAGGAGTAGTATTTTTACCACCTCTCATGTACAACATTGGAGTAACTTCTTTCTTATCTTTAGTTACAAAGATATATGTAGGAGCAGATTTACGTTTACTAATTCCACCAGATTTCTCTAATGATTTAGTAGCTGCTTCTGACAATATACCTTTCTTCTTTAAGGCTTCTATATTGCTTTGTTTTTGCATTATTGTCCTCTCTTTCTTTCTGTTATTGTGAATGTGTGAAATGAAGGGTTTATTGTGATTTGTCTTTGGTCTGTGCTAGTAAATACCATCATAGGCTTACCATTCAATAATTTATTACCAAGATACTTCACTCTTTGATGTTCTCTCCCATCACTTAATCCAATTGTAT